AGTAAAAGTTATAGTATGATTTCGCCCTAAAAGTACACCGCTAAAATCAATAGGAGTCCACCCACTAGCATCAATGGTAAGATCAGTAGTTAAGTAATAAACTTGCCCGACCATAGCAGCTAATCCCGCTTCATCAGTTACTTCTGTGTAATCATTATTCGTAATATCCGTAGATAACCTTATAAGTGCTGGAAATGATGTCGGATCTGCAAAGGCACTTGGGATTGATAGATCTGAGTCTTTCATTATAATCATGCGAATATTCCTATGATTTCACAAGTACTAGCCACAGAAGAATCAAAATAAAACAGAGACCTTTCTGGACCACTTATCACTTCATCCACAGTACGGCTGTAAAAAACTGACGCTAGAACAGCCTTACTCACAGTAAAAGTACTTATAGCCGCAACCAAAGCAGTAGACTTTAAGTATATGTCCCCCTCATAAGCATCTGCCCCTATAATAATAAATCCCATAAAGTTTCTATCTGCATAAGTATGTTTATCTACTCTACGTTCCAGTGAGCTGTAATCAGACCTATTCATTACAGGAACCCAAAAGCGTTCATCTAACTCTACATGAAATGGTATCATAGTATGAATCCTAGCTGTATAAAAGCTTGCGCTGAATTAGCTATAGTAACATAGTTCCCCGTGTTTACATTCATCCCATTAACTATAGCATACTTCGGGGGATCCTCTATATAAGGGGGAGTCCCTCTATAAGCATTCGTAAGTAAATCACCTTGATGATCGTTCCTACTTATAGTAGACGTCCATGCTATAGTACTACTTAAAATAATGTCTACAGGGGATACATTATCTAACCTAGTTGTTATAACTACGCTAGAAGGACCATCTACGCATAACGTGTACCCAGTAATTCGCATAGCTGTAGGAAAGTATATAACATGTATAGATCCGGCAGCCACAGCGGATTTTCTAAACATGCAAAAGTGTCTAAAGTTATTATAAAAAATGTTAGCCGCTGAGTGCTTTCTATTAACCCCAGTTATACTTTGAAACAATCTACTCATCGGATAATCTTTCCGCCTAAACCTATAACCTCTTCCCGGATACTACGAGCGATGATCAAGTTAATCTTCTCGCTAACTTCTTTCTTCAACATCGCAACCTTACTGTCAAGTATATTCCCTGCAAGCATCATCAAAGAAGTATCAATCAAAAGCTCAGGCTCAGTTAAGCTCCATGTGCTAGTATCAACATCATCCTCAAGTGCATCTCGCTGTGGAAAATAGATAACATCCATAGTGTAAGAAGTATCACATTCAGCGTGAAAGAGAACCTGAGGAACTATGCTCACTCCCTCGTGTGTCACGGCAGTATCATGATTTCGTGCCCACCATCTAGGCGTAGCAGGATTAGTAGGATACGTTGGGACTAAGTACTCACTCAACGTAACTGCTTCTGGTTGCTCTCCACCATAGTTTAACCACATCCATATAGGTAGTGGGATAAAGCCTAGAGAAACTCCATCAACCATCACGTCATGGATAACTAAAGCATCTGTTATTGGCAGATAATACTGGCCAGCAACAACAGAATAAGTAGCGCGTTCTCGTTGATTAGTAGCCCTAATTCTATCATCGAGATATTTATGGGCTTTGTTAATATAATAATCCGCCCCGTTATCAGTCGTGTAATCTGGGGTAAGTACATTATCTATCTCCGTAGTACCAACTAAGTCAAATCGACCTGCTTGCTTTACGAATGTTGTCCGGACTTGCAATAAATTCATTTTCAATCCCTCTATATTCGAGTTGAATTAAGGTGTGGGGTCTAGCCCACTATTGAACTAGACCCCACGGGATGTTACGGAGTATCGACGATACAAGCCACGCCCACGTTAGAGACATAGGTAATCAGTTCAGGATGGTAGATCGAGAGTCCACCTTCAGTGATAAAGCCTTCGCGGATACCGTCAACGCCGTCTCCGCCGCCTTTACCCATGTAGATGTCTTTTTCATAGTGCATATCCATGCTGTAGCGCCATTCAAGCATCGAAGGCTCAAATGCCAGCAGACTGTTCTGCATGGAGCTTTCGTGATTGAAGAGCGGATGCTTGTGGAAATGCCACGTACCGTGCACGGTCTCAAGACTCGTGACCTTGATACCATAAGCTGCCGTACCATGTGAAATCTGATACTGCGAACTTGCACGAACAACCTGCTGGATAGCCGCCAGTACGCCACTGCCACAGAAGACAAACTTCTCATTCGAATCGCCCCATACGAAGCTGGGTCGAATGAGATAATCCTCAAGCAGTTCCAGACCAAACTCAGTCCATGCCGTACCATTAGTTTCGCCCATGTCCACATTCGCCAAACGCGCAGCGTCAATGACGTTAGCAGAAGCGTTCTCACGGACGAAAGGAATAATACCTTGCATCGTGCGTTCTGGCATACCATTGTCGCCAAGCTCCCAGCTCATTTCACCGAACAGCAGCGAGAACTCCTGTTCCATGGCATGATCTTCCATCGTCTCCATTTTGAGGCGTTTGTAGCGATCACCAAGACGACTCACGTTAGTCAAGTCGGTGCGGGACATAGCCAGCGGATTACGCCAAATCTGTTGCATGTTGCCATACTCAGTGGCATTGTAGCTGACAGCTGCCGGACGTACAGATGCTTCAGGATTGTAGTTACCCACAATGACCATTCGATCATACGCTGGAGTAGTCGTAGTACACGCTGAAATCGCTCGACCAGTAACAGTAGCCGTCGTGCCACGCGTCACGCCAGTGACCTTGATCACGATGTCATCACTCTGTTTACTAGCATCACGCACAAGAACAGTATGACCTGCCCGAGTCTGATAGCCAAACTCAGCGGCAATCGTAAGAGCCAACGTATCACCAACAGCAACTGCCACACCAGCAGCAGAAGCACCGTTGATCAAGAAGGAACTAATGTCAGCGCCCTTGTACTGGAGCTTTTTAGAGAACCAGTGAAAGTGACTCTGAGTTTCCTTCGTCTTACTTAGCTTTGAGATCATTGCGGTTAAAGGGGCCTTACCATTCGGCTTGAGGTAAAGCAGTCCTTCACGATACCCGCGAGGTAGTTCGGAATCTGTCCAAGTATGCGTACCTCGCATACCCAGCGTAGGGGCAGAGACACTCGTGTCACGCAACCCTAGTTGGTTAATGTTAATAGGAGGAGTCGGAGTAGACATTCTTATAAACCTTTCTTACGCTTCTTCAAGCGCTGTTACACGAGCTGCAAGTGCAGCATAATCCATTTGATTTGTCTGTCTAGCATAGAACATTCTATCAGTTCCAGTAAAAGAGTCATAGCCTACCGCAGTAAGCAGAAGATCTTCTTCAGGACCGACAGTAATTACAGTATCTCCAGAAGAGCCTAATATATACGCATTTACCTGAACAGAGAGCTTGTTATAGCCATCCGCATTTGCGACATACAAGGACTTACCAATCATCGAAAGTGAGTCAGACGGATTTACGGTGAGCACATCGCCCTCTGTCCATATATCCTCTAGCCCGAAGGCTATAAACACAGTAGCAGGACCATCTAAGTTATAGGTAGCCGCACCACCAGTCGGACGTGCAGTGATGAGAGAGCCATCTCCGGTTAGCACTGCGTTAGAACTGATGAGTTCTGCTATATCAGATCCCTGCACGACAAAGCCAAGCATCCTAGCGCCACCAGAGACAGTTAAGCCATTAAGCGTAATCTTCCCAGTAGGGCAACCTACCTCACCAGGTAACCTAATGTAAATAGGAATTGGCAAGTTACCAGTAGCTAAAACTAAATCTAGCGTAGCACCAACAGTTACGTCAGCGATTATAACCCTCGTGCTAAGAGGTACGCGCAACTCAGTTGTACCAGAGGACACTGTAACAGTATGTACAGGATCTATATTAGACATCGACATGTTCAAATCAAGTCGTCTTGCATCAGTCATCATAACGAACCTTTCTTAGGTTGATGTCGTATCACTGCAAATACCGGCAGCAACGCAGGCTGTAAGTAGTGCCTTAAATGCTGTTTCTCCGTTAGTGCTCCAGTCAGAGATATCACCAGTTACCACAGCTCCTGGACCAAACGCTGTCTCCGACGAGCTACTTTGATCAACTGTAGGTATAAGCAAACGAGCCCACATTCCAGTAGAAATACAAGCGAATAGGTAAGTTCCATTTACTACATCGGTCAGCGTAGCATTAGCCCCACCAAGAACGATATCAACAGTGTCTATCGTACCGCCGCCTGCTGCATTATTAACAATAACAGTACACATATCACCTATGCACTCAGCTCCAGCAGGCAGTGTTATAACAGTGTTACTAGCAGCGCCTACTGAACTTGTTATAACGAGACCAGCTTGCTTATTTGGGATAGTATACGTCGGATTAGCAAGAATCCAAGCGGCATCCTTTGCTGTCGTATTGATAGTTACAGGCTGCAATTCCTGAATAGCCACCAAGAGCGCAGCTACATCTATAGCATCACCGCTCACAACTTCCACAATCGTATCTTTGTACGCCATAATCAGCACACCACCGGTAGTAGCAATAGCCGTGTAGCCATTGACATTACCAATATACGCCACACTAGCCGTGCCCGTAATATCTACAAAGTAGATCTTCGGAGACAGTGGCTGCCCGATGTTCATCCGAAGCACCTGACTGCCAATAGGTGTAGCATCAATCTTATACACGTCCGGTCGAATGTCAACTACCACAGTACCTGTAGTAGCCGAGCTAGCGTCCTGATAACCATCGCCGCTTAGTCCCATAGCATTACCTTCGTAATGCCGTCTTTCAGTAACCATTACTTACTTACTCCTATGAAGCTCAGGACATCATCCTGAACAGTTCTAGTTCTACTTGCCTTGCCGCCACCAGTCCTTGCAGAAGCTCCTACTTTAGTAAACCCAGGTTTCCGCTTAGACTTCACTGTCTTCGTTGGAATATTGAATTTCTTTTTAGCAGCTTTAGCCACTTCTGCAAACAGCTTTTCTGGGGTGATGCCGGGATTCTTTTCTACGATCCCTGCTCCAATCTCTTGAACTTCGGCTTTCTTGTCAACCAGTTCAGGATTAGCCCTATAAAACTCTTGCGCATAAGCTTGCAGAGAACTGGCTTTGGAAGCCTCTTCTGCTATTGCCGGAGCGATTTGCTCCACAGCCATCTTGATCAATCTATTACCGAAGACGTTCATCCCTTCCGGTGTAAGGAGGTCTATTTCTTCATCCTCGCCTACTATCGGAGTAAGTTCAACTTCTTCAGCGTCACTCCCAGCTTCGAGCTTTTCACGCAACGTGCTAATCTCGGCACGTAATTCGTCTATCTCACTGGGGCTAGATTCCACAATTTCTTCTTCCGCAACTTCATCATCGGTCTCTTCAGTAGCTTCTTCTTCCTCTTCCGAGATATCCTCGCGGTAAGAGTAATCTTGATCTGCCGCATCGTCCTCTTCTAGGTCATCCGGATGCACCAGCTCAAAAGTTTCTTCTTCCTCTTCAGCGCCCACACCATGATCCAAAGCCACATCCATCATACTTCGTTCTTCAGGCATTGTCAGTCTCCTCTTTCTTCTCTAGTTTTTTCCTTTTTATTTCTTCTTCTCTTTGCAACTCACCCATCTGGGATTCTGGAAACAGTAACCAGAACATAAGTCCCTGCAATTCGCCCTGCAGAAACTTAAGCTGCTCTATCGTACCAACTGTTGTCATATCGTTTTTAATCACCGCAATACGCATCCTAGCGATCTCAGAAAAGTCTCGCCACAAGTTACTTTTCAAAAACCGCTGAATCTCTTCCGCTGACGTTGTAAACTGTTTATCCGCTGTCATCACGTTTCTCCGGAGGTGTCATCTGCACAGGCATCGCACCGAGTTTCATAGCCTTTTCTACAGCTTCCTCATCTGGAAGAAGCTCTATATCTGCTCTTATAAACTTCGTAGGTTCCTTCACTCCCGCCCTACGATAAAGATCTAACATCTGCCGCACTGGATCGAATGCCATAGCACTTTGCGGAATCGTGTGAGAGAGCTTAAACATCTGCACCAAGTCCGGGAGGAACTCACCACCAGGCGTTGTACCATCAGAGGGCAGGACATCGAAATCAATAAGTATGTCCTCTGGTGTGATCTTCAGTTGCTTTGCATCTCCATACTGTTTTGCGAATTCTACCAGATGCTCACCGGAGAGCTTAACAAAAGTATCCTTGCTCATGAATTGCTGAGTGTGGCTTGCAAACATATAACCAAGATCGTACATGCTCTGCACTGAAATCATCCTAGCAGCCTTTTGGATCCTGCTAATTGCGCTCATCCGTGTGTCGCGCATTTCAGTAGCACTACGTCTTTCGCCGCTAGGACGCACAACGCCTTGCAAGCTATCCACAGCACCAGACGACCTTTGAGCAATATCCGTTGCCTGCCCTATGTCCATCCAATGGGAGCCAGTAACATCCTGTACAGGGAGTTGAGCTACTGCATTCTGCACGCCACGACCCCACACATGCTCCCTGATGCGGATAGCGCCACCTGGTTCACCTGAGATCGCATCATCGTATCTTGCAAGGTAAGGATCGATTACTAGTCTATTGTTAAGCGATGTCCTTACGTTATGCATGCGGCTCTTGTAAAGCCAATCTATGGCAACCTGTAGTTCATGAGTCAACTCAATAACAGAGACCGGGGCGATTGAGTACCCGTCAAAGTTAGGTGCGCACACTGCAACTGGATACATGTTATGGTTGAGGTTGAGCGGCTGCGCCCGTATGATCGTGTCGTCGCCCGCGATCTCAAATAGCCATTTCTCTGGATAGCGACTCTTGCCGACTTTCCACTCTGCCGGTATGATTGTGCAAAAGAATGAAAGCACATCAACTGGCTGCGTGTGACCAGTACTAGTGTTATCTCGAACTCTAGCCGCTGCATCGGTGTAAGCATCATCTGTCCGCAACTTACTCCGAGTGTTTTTCTTTCTTAAATACCTTGCATTAAAATAGGACTCTGGATCTTGCCGCTCATTCTCCAGCAGGTCCATATAGCTCCTGTCATTCAAAATGCAAACAAACTCACCCTTTTGAATCTTATGCACAGGGACTTGCGGATCAGGGAAGTAGTTACGTACATTCACACTGTCGAGAACGTTACCCTCAAAGAGCATCTCTCGAGTCGTAGCACGTTTCTTGCCAACTACAATCTCCTCACCGGTAACGTCTGACGTAAAAACGTCATCTACGATGCGGGTCTTTTTGCCCCACCGCTGTTCCCAACGAGGAGCCACAATACCAATACCATAAGCCAGAGAATCCCGCCACTGAACGTAAAGATCCAAGAGAGCTTTAGACTTCTCGACTTGCGCATGGATGATCTGCTCAAGCAACATGCCCTTAACCTCGTCATCTACACTTGCGCCAAGTGCATTATAGCGGAAGAGAACCCCATCACCAAAAGACGTTACAAGATAAGTAAGTAACGTATCCAACAACGCATGACTGATGGGAACTATAACATTCACCGGCTTGGAGTAGTCTTCACCTTTAAGCCGGGCTTCTTCCTGATCCATCACAACATAAGCACTTAGCTTTTGATCGATCTCATCCCACTTCTTATACCGTTTCTCCATCTCTTTCTGACTATGCTTAGCCATAGCCATAAGACGAGTGATCAATCTAGCATGAGTCTTGCTGCCAGGTTTCAGATCCATTCCCATAGGATATTTATAATCATATGTCTCAACTGATATAGGCATTAGAATCTCCAGTTGCTCTTAAAACTTGTGGAGTAAAGCGCATTAAGCGCCTCATCCTCGCGCTTCATTACGTCAAAATTGTTTTCTACTACTTCATTAGCCCCCATCATATACTGCTCGCCTTCCGCCATAAACCAAGAAACATAAGAAAGAGCATCAATGATATCCTTTTCTCCAACTCTCGGAAAGCCAAGCAACTGATGCTCCAGCCTTTTCGTCATTGGATGATCTTTCTTATGGTAAACAAGACCTTGACGATACATAGGGACAAGCGCTGCTGATATTCTAGCATCCTTGCCTTTAGTTTTAGAGCCCGTTGGAACATACTGCGAAGGGCCTTTCCTAGCTTTCAAAGGAACATACTGCAAGTTTCTTCGATTCATCTTAATGAAATTCTTAAAAGGCCAAGAGACATACTCATTCAAACCCGTTTCTTCAACGCCTACGTATCTAGCTCCAATCCTATCCGCCATATCGCAGGCAGCTTCGTACATCTGGTCAGGGTGAAACCTGTCCGCAATCACATCAACAACAAAAATCCTATTTGTTATAGTATCTATCCCAACCCCGACAATTGCAGTATCACAACTGTCTTGGTTTGTTGTCTTGGCAGGGTCTACAAGAACGACAAAGAAGGCATTCTCTGACACGTCCTCGTAGTACTTAAAGCACTCCTCAGTGAAAGGTCGCATCTTACCAGAACTAGTCAGATTGCGATATTCCATAAAGAATTGATCAAGTAAGCCCTGCCGTTCGTAAGAGTCATGAATGAACTTTATGTCCTCGTTCGAGTGCCTCTCGGGCCAGTTAGAAACCAGTTCATCATCACAGATCTCGAAGCGCATGCTAGTCCAACCGGGATCGTCCATTAGGTTTTTAAGCAACGCATCTTCATGCATGACGGTGCCAATATAGATAATGCGAGTATCTGGATTCGACAAATCAATCGATCCCAGAAGATCGGTAAAGAAATAATCTTTCCTTTTGAACCGCTGTTCCTCACTCATCACACTTTCTTTATCCTCAAGATCATCAACAATAATCAAGTCAGGACGACTGTCTTCGTGAATGATTCCACGAACCTGTTGTCCCATCCCACGCGGAAAGACCAGCGTCCCCGAGCATCCACTAAATGGATTATTAGCCATCCACATTTCTTGTGAAAACATCTCCGCGCTTTTCATTGAACCAAAGATGTCGAGGATGGCAGTGTTTGCGGTAAGCTCACGTTTTAAGTTTTCACTCTGCCGCAAAGCTTGAGTTGAGGTACAAGATGTCGGGACAATGAACTTTACGTTGCGGGAAAGGATACGTTTTGCGGGGTAGCCAAGCTGCACGATAGAGCTTTTACCGAAGCCTCGCCAGGCACCCACACAGAGTCTTTTAATAGACGGATCATCAAGAGCGGCAAAAACCCTCCGGTGACTGTCGCTAAATGGAAACTCGAATCTACGCGGAAAGAGAGTTTTACAGCATACTTCGGTACTGGAAAAGCACTTAGCTGCTATATCTCGCTTGAAAGCGTGGTTGTCAATTGCCACTGAGCCATCTGTGTAGGGCATATGCTATTGCTCCACCTAAAACTATTCTAACTACCCAAACAACAATCCCTTGACAAAGTTCAAGAAATTGCAAGCGATCTCTAAGACCGCCCTCCTTCTCAAGAATATCCAGTATCCGGTCTATTTTCTTTTTAAGCTCTTCATGAGCTAGGCACGTCTGGTTGGATTGCACTTTCATTTCTCCTGATAGCTTCGACTGCCCACATGACAGAACCTTCAATCGAAGCGGTGGCTGTTGCCCTCTCGCGGGACGGAGGACAGAGTCTCAAAAGAGTCTTGTTGTATGCCGCAGCGACGGAGTAGATCTCATCCATCCGTAAAGCCTGACCGGTAAGGATGGGCTTACGGATAAAAGCAGCATCAGCAGCACGTTCATCTTCTGTCGACATATAACCATTTTCACTCATTACACATTTTCCTCCAGTGTTTAAGATGTAGCTCCACTATATCCAGAGCCCTGTTGAAATCCGCTTGCCACTCGGAAAGCTCATCCGGTGTCGCACCTTGAGCCTCCTTAATCGCTATCATCACAGGGAACAGGACCTTAGCCGTGTCCACTGTATCTTGTAGTTGCTCAACCCGCTCACATGCCGAGGTTTCCCATTCCGCTATACCCAACTCGGATAAAGAGGCGCATCCACTTAAGAGAACTAAGAAGATACTACCAAGGAGCCCAGAGCTAGTGAAGGGTACGGTACGAAGGTAGGGGCTAACTCTGAGACTCCAAGGCAGAGGAAAACCCAATATGGCGATTGGGCATAAACTCATTTGCGAATCTTCGCCAGCAGCCAGGAAATGCCACCGGTTCCAACGGCTGTAAGTAGCATTGCACCAGCACTAATGACATCTGCACTAGGCGTGATGCCCAGGAGATTGCAGAGCGTGGTTGCCGCTATCGTAGCAATAACAGATGCGCCTACGACGTTTTGCGTAGTACGACTCTTCAAAGGGTTTCGTTTCTTAGGTCTAGACATAATTCCTCCTACTAAATCTGTAGCAGTTGTATCATCTGTCTTACCATCTGCAACGTGCGATAGTTCATATCAACAGACGAACGAATTTGTGTGCCGATACTGCATTCATCAACAGGAATATTCTCTGTTGATTTGCGCTCCTTTTCTGTTTCGTCGGTGCTGGAAATAGGACGAAGTCGATCCTGAAGTTCGCGTGTAACCTCGTACAAATTACACGCGGTTCTTTCAGATTCTTCTAACACAGCCTCTATTGGCGTAGGTGGCGCTCCGTTCACTCTTGCTTCAGTCATCAATCATTCTCCTCTGGTCTGCGTGAATGTGACCATCTACATAGTCGCTTTTCACATAATCAAAATACAACCTAGCTATACTGCCTACGACCGACGTAGGCACAAGCGTATTATCGTCAGCATAAACTGCTTTGAAATCCACAGCAATGCCACCATACTTGGGAAGATGTTTACTCGTCCGAGAAACCGTTCCACCCTCATCAGTAAATCCATAGATTTGACCTAACTCGTTGTTCCACTCTGTCGTCCGCGTGCTGCAAGTGATGATGATGTAAACCGCTCTGCCGAGCTTGCATAGATCCCGGCGAGTCTGCTCAAGACCCTTCACGACTGTTTGATGCAACAAGCACCACCCTTCACGATTTTCAAATTCGTGAAGCGAGAAGTGCGAAACTAGTTCGTCGTCAAGTTTAGTTATAAGTGAGATGTGATTTCTCATGCTGGTAACACCATTAGAGCTCCGGCTTCCCTAGCAGCGACAGCGCTCCGTTCTCTAATTTCCTCGATCTCTGCCGCTGTGAGATGGGCATTGAGATTGGTCGATTGTGACTTCGTGATGCGGCTATGCCCGGCTCTGTCGAGGATGCTTTCGCAAACCTTGAACCGCAAGGACGGTGAGGCTGTTTCAACTTCTCCACTTAAGATTTTCTCCATGTACTGAACAGCGTCATCAGAGAGATCCGCTATCCTGTCGTTGATCGTGGCGACCTCTTCATTTTTCCTCGTTTGGATCTCTTCTCGGAGCTTTATCGAAATAGGACTCGCAAGAGTGTAGCCAACGGTTGCCACGCTACAGTCTAGGCTTTCCGCTATCTTGGTGTTATCGTACCCTAGGGCTTTCAGCCTCACAATTTCTTGATGGCGTTCGTAGAGCACCGGCAAGCTATACTTGCGAGCTCTAACAGGGATCTTTATCTTTAACGCGTTTGTCATAATAACCTCTACTGTGATTATACCAGATTTGCGGGGATTTGTCAAGGTTTCATTTGGTATCATTCATGCACATTTTGGTATTATTAGAATCTACTCACGCATCCCAGCTTAGGTACTTTATCTACCCTGAACGAGCGATTCCCCATAGGGGGG